ACTGATTTGTCTTTCTTAAGTGTATCCAGTAACTGGAATAATACAACAACTACAGTAAAATCTAATAGTGCAAATTGGAATAGTGCTTATACAAATTTGGTTTCTAATAGTGCTGCTTATTTAAGTGCTACTGATTTGTCTTTCTTAAGCGTCTCTTCAAACTGGAATACTGGTTATGCTTATTCTACTGCTTATAATCTAAGTGCTTCTAATTATAATAATACCTTCTCTACCGTTCAAAGTAATAGTGCGAATTGGATTTTAAATACCACAACAATATCAGGGGTAAATGGGCTATCGGGTGGTGGTAATTTATCAACAAACCAAACACTTTCTTTGGATTTTACCAGATCAAATATTTGGACTGGACAACAAACATTCAATACTACTAATGCGTCAACAGTAGGGAGTATAATTAAAGGGACAACATCACAGACAGCAGATTTATTACAATTTCAAAATAGTGCAGGTTCAGTAATGCAAAAAATCAAGGCAGACGGAACAACAACCATAATAGGAACATCTGCTACAGAAACGCCGATATTGGGGTCTGAATTGTTGACTACTGCTCAATGGACTTCAGCAAATTGGACTGGAAATTTCACAACTGGATTTTCTCATATATCTTCAGCAACAATCGATTCATTAGTAAGTAATATATCCGCCGTAAAATCTTTATATTATACATTAAATATAACAATTTCAAATAGAACAGCGGGATCAGTAACTATGAATTTTGGTGGATTATCATATCCAACCATAATATCTTCTAATATATATGCAGATATATCAACATCCACATCACCATTTATTATAATACCAACTAACGATTTTTCTGGAACTGTTATTGTATCCGTAAAACAAATAATAGCCCCATCCAATCCAATTTTATCGGTTATAGATAGTTTAGGAAATACCATAAATGAAATAAGAACTGGTGCATCAACACGATATAGTACATTTATAGGAGTCGCTGCTGGCGGATATCATACAAAAGTATTATTTCCTGTAGGCGCATCAAACAATGCATTTGGTTATACTGCATTACAACATCTTACTATGGGTACACAAAATGATGCTTTTGGTTCTGGAGCAGGAACGAGTATTACTTCAGGAAATAATAATGTTTGTTTTGGGTATTTTGCTGGAAATGGTATTACCACAGGTGGAGATAATGTATGTTTAGGCGCATATTCTGCACCAATAAATAATGGGAGCTATAATATATCTATAGGAGCATATTCATCACAAAGCAACACTACTGGAGGATATAATACATCAATTGGTAATTGTGCAAGTAATAAAAATACTGTTGGTAATTTTAATGTATCTATGGGAAATGGAAGTTTATTTTCAAACCTTAGTGGAGGTTTCAATATAGCATTAGGGAACACATCATTATATACCAGTCTTGGTAATAATAATATAGGACTTGGCGCACAAGCAGGGTATTTTTGGACTGGTTCTAATATGTTATTTGTTGATTCGGTTGCTAATTACAATAGAAAAACTGTAGCAGATAATCTATCAGCATCAATTATTACTGGTGTTATGGCGGTAAGCCCCGTTAATCAAATTCTCACATTCAATGCGTTAGTTGGTATTAATGCACAATCACCTTCTGCACAATTCCAAATAAATCCCATAACAACGTCAACAGTCGGACAGATTATCAGTTCTATATCAGGACAAACAGCGGATTTATTACAATTTAGAAACAATGCGGGAACAATATTAGCAAACATTAATAATAGTGGTGCGTTATCCGCAGCAAGTATAACTAAAACTGGTGGAACTGCTTCACAATTCCTTAAAGCGGATGGTAGTGTCGATAGTAATACATATTTGACATCAAGTGGTGGATTAACATTAGCATATACAGCACAAACTGCAAATTATGGAATACAATCTACTGATTATCTAATAAATTGCACAACAAATTCATTTAGTGTTACGTTGCCATCAGCTACGAGTATTGCAGGTAAAGTGTATATAATCAAAAATTCTGGAACTGGAAACATTACAATATTAACGACATCATCACAAACTATAGATGGACAATCTAGTGGGTATTGGATTATATCTAACAAAAATTCGATGGAACTAATGTCTGATGGTGCAAATTGGATAATAACGTAACATAAATATAACTATGAGCTACTTTAATACGATATCAACTGTCTATAGGATCAAACGGAGAGAGTATAATTGATTTAACATCATTAGACATATACATAAACTTTTCAGAGGATATATAATTTATGGCAATACAAAAAATAACAGACTTAGGAAACGGGTATACCGCAGAATATTATCGTATTATAAGATTTAACACTTTAATTAATAGTAATACTGAAATTGTTCTTGCTCTATATAAAGACAAAGCAACAAGAGATATAAATGATAATGGATATGTAACAGTAAAATATTTTACTATGAACATACCTAAAGAAGTCTTAATTTCTGGTAATATGTTTACATATGCATATCAACAAATAATGTTACCAAATCCATTAACAAATGAAGATGGCAGTATAACAGAACAAAATTTCTTTGCGGATGCTATAATAGTTTAATTATGGTTATTAACTATGATCCCAATATTTATGGAACATTCTTAGAAGGGTTCGTAATTTCTGCTGTGCCTCAACCTACAAATGTAACTCCGACATTTGCAACAATTGGAGTGTCAAAAGATTTAATTATATCAGGAAAAAGTTTCTTTAGAATTGGTTCCGTATACCTTTCTGGTTCTCCATATACGCCATCAAGCACAATATATAATCCATTTTCTGCGTATCATACATTATCTGCCAATTATCCACCATTTAATGCATTACAAATATCCACAAGTTCGATAAATGTTAATTCTGATAGCCAAATAACAATAACCATTCCACCACCTTCTGCAACAGGATATTTTGATATTATAATTCAAAATTTGGCAGGATACGGAAAATTATCAGAGTTTAGTGAATATTATCAAAATGGAATTTTAGCATATATTGATAATAGCATTTGAAACATTACATTTTTTAGTTAAATAATTGTTAATACTAAACAGTAAATAATATAATGATACAGAAACCTTACGCACCCGCCGCAATACCATCAGGAGGACAATACCCACAAACACAGGGATTTCCACAGACTTCTCTATTAGGCGCATTTGTTTCTAAATTACCTTACGCATATCAGATTATTGATACAATGGTAAGAAAAAATCCAAAATATGAGATTTTTAGAGATGTAACACCAAGAAGAGATGATTTAATTGGCGATGAATCTATTTTTATATCACAACCAAACGATCCAAATCTCGCTGGTAATCCTTCTGGTAATATAATAATAAATAAAGATTATCAAGCTTTTGTTTACGCTAATGTCGATAAAGATAAAACAAATCGTTTGATGGATTATCGAAGAATGTCCTCTTATGCTGAAATGTCGGATTGTTTAGATGAAATTTGCGACGAATGTATTGTAAAAGACGAAAATGATAATATCGCAACTTTCCAATTAAGAGGCGAATACTCACAAGAAGCAAAAGAAAAAGTAGAGAAGGAATTTAAAAGATTCGTAAACATTTTCGATTTAGAAGATTCAGGATGGGAATATTTTAGACAGTTTTTAATTGACGGTGAAGTATTCTTTGAAAATATTATAGACGAAGAACGTCCTGAATTGGGTATTGTTGGTGTTGTGAATATTCCTTGTGAGTTGATAAATCCTGTATATGCAAACACACAAAATGAAATAATAAAAGGATATTTACTAAACAAACCAATAATCCAACCAGTAAATAGCATAAACAAACAAAACAAAGAAGAATTGTTGTTTCTACAAAAGAGTCAAGTTACCTATGTGCATTCCGGTATTTGGAACGAATTTAAAACCATTCGTTTGCCATATATAGACAATGCAAAACGAGCTTATAGACAATTATCATTAATAGAAGATAGTATTGTTATATATCGATTAGTAAGAGCACCTGAACGTTTAGTATTCAAAGTTTTTACAGGAAATATGCCAGCACCCAAGGCAGAAGCATATTTAAAACGCCTCATGCAGCAGTATTGGTCTAGAAAAAATTACGATACTACAAATGGAGGAACGGGACCGGGTGGAGGACGAGTAACTAATGTATACGATCCACAGAGTATGTTGGATTCTTATTGGTTCCCAAAAGATGCACAAGGTAATGGAACTGATGTAACTACGTTACCTGGTGGATGTTTAGCAATGGATACAAAAATTCCATTATTAGATGGCAGAACATTAACATTAACCGAACTAACAAAAGAATACAATGAAGGAAAACAGAATTGGGTATATAGCACAAATCCAGATAATGGAGAAATAGTTCCTGGATTAATTTCATGGGCTGGTATAACACAAAAATCTGCAAAAGTTATGGAATTGACTTTTGATAATGGAAAAACATTAATTGTTACCCCTGATCATAAATTCCCAATTTTAGGAAAAGGGAAAGTTGAAGCTAAAGATTTGATAATTGGTGAAAGTATGATTCCGTTCTATACTAAAGAAGAACCCACGAATAACAATCGATGCTTAATATCTGTAAAATACTTAGATAATCATATTGAAGTTGGAACCCTAACTATTGATAAAGAAGAAGAATACCATAACTATCACACTTTTGCGACAGATTGTGGGGTATTCACTTATAATAGTAATTTGGGTCAGCTTGATGATCTAAATTATTTCCTTAAAAAACTATATAAAGCAATGAAGGTTCCTGCTAATCGTTTTATTACTGATGCAGGTGGCGCAGCAAAATTCACGGATGGTACAGAAATAACTAGAGAGGAATTACGTTTTGCGCGGTATATTATTCGTATACAGAGACAATTTGCTACTAGTATTCGTGATTCTTTCATAGTTCACTTAAAATTAAAGAAACTTTGGAAAGAATTAAAGCTTCGTGAACGTGCAATTAATGTAGAAATGAACGTTCCAACTTCTTTCATGGCAATGAGAGAACAAGAACTCTTAAAACTTAAATTTGAAAACTTTGGAACCGCAACACAGAACCAATCAATGGCACCTTCTTATGCACAAAAGTATTATTTGGGATTAACGGATGAACAGATGCAGGAAAATAGAGAATGGTTAAGAAAAGATGCTGCATTAGAATGGGAATTGACACAAATTAAGGCAAGTGGTTCAAATTTCAGAGAACAAATTGCGGCAGCAGCAGGACAAGCAACACCAGCAGGAGGTTCTGAAGGTGGAATGGGTGGAGGAGGAGGCGCATCAGGAGGAGAAATACCACCAGAAGCAGGAGCATCAGAAACACCACCTGAATTTGGATCAGGAGATGTAGCACCAGAAGTAGGAACAGCACCAGAGGCTACAGAAACGCCGGAAACCCCACCCGCAACTCCTACAGCATAATTGGTTAAATAATATATATGGCAGTTTTACCGTCAGGTTCAGGATTTCGTGGAGGAACATCACTAAATACAAGCATTTCGTGTTATGATGATCTAGCTTTACGTATTAAACATCAATTAGGATATCCACTAATCAACATTGAAATATCGAATGAACAATTATTTGATAATATTTCAAATGCTATCGAATATTTTACTAAATGGGCTGGATATACTGAAGAATTCTTAGTGTTTGATACCAAGAAATATGTTAGTGGGGTGGGTATTGATATTGCAACACTAATAAATCAAACACCAGAAATGTATAGTAGTATGGTTTCAGGACTTTCTACAGGCTTTGATTATGATTTGAATGTTTATCGAAAGGTTGTTGATTGTTTTTCATTTGATATGGGGGAATCTACTGGTATTAACACACTTTTCTCAATGGAACAAGCAATGGCACAACAAATTTATTCTTCCTATATGATTGGCAACTTCGGATTTGATCTTACAAGTTGGCAAGTATTAAAAGGATGGATTGATACTAGAAAAAGAGTATTAGCACAAACCCCACACTTTAGATTCGATAATAGAACACAAATATTGCGAATTATTCCTGAACCAATACCAACAGAATCATATTTAGGACTTGTTGGATGCTACTTAGAACGTCCTATTAGAGATTTAGTAAGAGAACTGTGGGTGCAAAAATATTCTTTGGCTTTAAGTCGTATTTCTGTTGGTGCCGTACGTGAGAAATTTTCCGGGACCACCTTATTCGGTGGAGGAACTATTAGCACTTCTATATTAGCACAAGGATTTCTCGAAAAAGATGCACTCGAAAAAGAATTAATGAACTCTTATCAGGACAATTTACCCCCCTTATTTTTTCTCGGATGATTTTAAAATTAAATTTTATCTTTCAATATATAAACTTCTGTGTAATCACCAATTGCTTCTTCTAATGCATTAAGTTTATGCATAGCATCTTTTCTTGAAGTTACATTCACATAAACATCAAAAACAAAAGTCTTTCCATGTGATGCTTTCTTTTTTGTTACATCCGTTCCCCTATCTTCAATAGTAAATTCACCATCACCTATTTTACCATCCAAAGCTGGAATAATTATTTTAGTTCCAAAGGGAAATTTTGGATGTGCGGCGATTGTTATTCCTTCTTTTGCCCTTCCTTTAATAGATGATGCGATTCTATCCCCTCCAGCTTCTCTTTTATGATAAAACGTAATTCGAGCAACCATTTTTTGTTGAATTGCTGATAAAGGAGGAACGGAATTCTGATGCATATGTTTTTTAAACTCTTTATAGTTAAATGCCTTGTTATTACCACTTTTCATAGAAGCACAAGAGCATAAAAAGAGTGATAACATCGATATTAATATGTAATTTATTGTTTTCATACCTAGGTTTTATTTATCCAAACCTCCAATTTTAACAAAAATTTAAAAAAATACAAGAAAATTCTCACTTTACATATAAATACATACAAATAAGTATAAATAATAACATGGGATTAAAATTCATAGTAGAAGACGTTCACGAAGATATTGACTTCTTAGTAGAAGAACAAAATAAAACTGGTGAGAGAAAAACTTTCATAACTGGTCCTTTCATGATGGCTGGTAGTCCAAATGGTAATGGACGTATTTACAACATTGATGAAATGGTTAGTGAAGTGGATCGATATACAAAAGAAATGATTTCATCTCGCAGAGCAATTGGAGAAATGAATCATCCACAAAGCACAGAAGTAAATCCAGTTAATGCATGTCACGTTGTTGTCGAGTTAAAGCGTAATGGAAACTATTTTATGGGAAAATCACAAGTATTATCCTCTCCTATGGGTAAATTACTTGAAAGTTTCATTCATGATAAAATCAAACTTGGTATTTCAACTAGAGGATTAGGGCATATTGCAGAATCAAGTGGTGGAAAAAATGTATCCAATTTCCGTTTAATTTGTTTAGACGTAGTTCATCAACCATCAGTTCAAAATGCGATGTTAGAATCAGTAATGGAAAGTAGAGAATGGGCAATACGTCCTGATGGTTCTATTATCGAATGTTCAATGGATGCATATAAAAATTTAGATAAAAATTTAAAATCTATTCCAAATAAAATGCGCGACGAATATTTAAAAGAACAACTTTTAAAATTCATCAATGCAATTAAAGCAGCATAAATAATATTATGAATAACCAAGAAAAACAAGCAATACAACAATTCATAGCACATATGTCTGTAAAAGATTATGCAAAAGCAGAGAAATCTTTACAAAATGCTGTGGAAGAAAAGCTAAAAGAAATAATTCGTAAAGAAACTGCCTCTCCAAACGAAGAAAAATAACACAAAAAGGTTAAATAAATTTATACACCATGAAGAATTTCAAAGAACTCTTAAAAGAACAGTTTACAGACTTAAGCGAAGATTCCTTAATTGCTATCAACGAAGCCTTTGATTCCGCAGTTGAAGAAAAGGCAAAGCTTCAAGTCGAATCTGCTATCATCACAAATGAAGAAGCACAAACTAAAGCAATCAATGAATTAAAAGAATCTATTGATGCTGACCATACTGAAAAATTAGAAAAATTAGTAGAAGCTATCGATCAAGACCACGCTTTCAAATTCGAATCTGCAATTTCCAAACTTGACGAAAAACATGCTGGTATGTTGAAGGAAGCAATGGCAGCAATCGACGAAGATCATGCTGCAAAATTCCAACAAGCATTAGATCGCATTGACGAAGAACATACTACAAAAATGTCAGAAGTAGTTACTGCTATTGACGCTGACCATGCAAAGAAATTTAAATTAGCATTCAATAAATTAGACGAATCACACACCAACAAATTACAATTAGTGATCGATAAATATGAATCACTATTAAAAGAAGAAGCTGTTGCATATAAAGAAAGCATCATTGAAGACATTGATGGTTATATGAACGTTTATTTAGAAAAATTGATCCCTAAAGATCAAATCTCGGAAGCCGTTGCAAACATCAAGGCTAAAAAAACTTTGAACCAAATTAGAGACTTAGTTTCCATCAGTGAAGAATATATCGACACTGAAGTTAAAGAAGCACTCCAAGATGGTAAAAAAATAATTAATTCTTTGAAAAAGGAATTGAACGAAGCACTTAAAAGCAATGTTGAAGTCAACAAGAAGTTGAACCAAACAGAAGCTGCTTATTTGCTTGAACAAAAAACAAAAAATTTAGCAGACGCTACAAAGGCGCATGTTAATAAGCTACTTAGAAATAAGTCACCCGAATTTATTCAGGAAAACTTTCAGTATGTAGTTGAGATGTTCGAAAAAGAAAGCATCGAAAAAGAAGAAGACGCAAAAGAAAAGATTATGTCAAAACGAATCAATGATTCGATAGACCGTCCTGAATTTGTGTTCGAAGCTGAAACGATAGCTACTTATCCAACTGAGAAGGAAACCTCTCCTGTTGGGGGATATCTGAACGAGATGAAGAAAAAAGATGGGGGTAGATTAAGTTTTACTCGCTAATCGCTTTATACTCAATTTAAAGGTCGAAAAAAGGAAAAAAATACACAAAACTATGGAAAATCTTCTACACATCGATAAAGTGAGAGCAGAACAACTTGTTGAAAAGTGGAGTCCAGTATTGGATTACACTTCAGACAAAGTTTCCGCTATTACCGACGATCATACAAGACTCAACACCGCTATCTTGCTTGAAAACCAAGAGAAATGGTGCTTCGAAGCGGGTAATACTAGTGGTGCAGGTGGTGTTTTCGGTTCTGGTGGCAGCAATGCAACTCAGTTCTCTAATGACACTTATGCTACTGGCGATGCTCGTTTACCTAAAGTTCTGATTCCAATGATTCGTCGTACTTTCCCCGAACTCATCACAAATGAGATCGTGGGTGTGCAGCCAATGACAGGTCCAGTCGGACTTGCCTTTGCTTTGCGCTACAAGTACGAAGCATCTCCTCTTGGTTATTCTGGTGGGTCTACCGATGGTAGCTTATCAAATAGCGTTGTAGGTGGAGCACAGAACATTAGTCAGGGAGCAGAATTAGGTTACAATTACTTGAACACCGCTTTCACTGGTACATCCAGTCAGGCGTTGACAGGTGATTCTACTTATTTCGTTAACCCTGTCGAAGACACTGGTGTTGCACAGTTATTGAGCCAATTTGAATTAACTTCAAACATCCCTCAAATGACTGTATCTTTCGAGAAAACTGCTGTTGAAGCAGGAACTCGTAGGTTAGCTGCTCGTTGGTCTGTCGAACTCGAACAAGACTTGAAGAACATGAATGGTATTGATATCGACAGCGAGTTGACAAACGCGATGTCCTATGAAATCCAAGCGGAAATCGACAGAGAAATGATCATGAGAATGATTCAGGTCTGTTTGAACGCTGGAGCTAACATTGGATATAGCATTTGGAATGCTGCAAGTGCTGACGGTCGTTGGTCTGGAGAACGTGCTCGTGACTTCTACAACAGAATTGTTGTTGAAGCTAACAGAGTCGCAATCCGCAACCGCCGTGGTGCTGCAAATTTCATAATTGCAACTCCTCGTATCTGCGCTATTCTTGAAACACTACAGAATTTTTCTTGGCAGTCCGTAAATGGTAATGTTAACACAACACCAGTCGGTATTGCTAAGGTAGGTTCTATTGGTGGTAGATTCCAAATTTATCGTGATACAAGAACAGAAGCTCAAATCAATCAGGGAACAGCACCTTATGGTGCTCCTGGTAAGAATGCTAGTTACCACCCACAAGGTCGTGCTGCAATCGATTACGCTCTATTAGGTTATAAAGGACCTGAGTATTATGATACTGGAATCGTTTATTGTCCGTATATTCCTGTGATGGTTCAGCGCACAGTTGGACCGAATGACTTCTCTCCAAGAGTTGGTTTAATGACACGTTATGGTGTTGTTGATCATATCTTTGGTGCAAATCTATATTATCATTTGGTAATATGCCAAGGTTTGGGAACTGCATTCACACCGGGACAAACGGCAGTATACCTCTAAGGTCTGCTCGAAAACGCGAACTAAGTTCACACAAAAATATTGCTATGGTAAAGGACACTGTAAAAGGTGTCCTTTACTTTTTGTACACATAACGAACTTATAATTACCACAATCCCAAATTCTAGTATATCCATTCGCTATCATATTTTTATTTTCTGATAATTCGGGATTGTATATTTCTAATTTCTTTTCTTGTATAGACTTTCTGAATCCGAATCTGTATAATCTTTCCAAATATGTTTTAGTATAGTAATAATTAGGTGTTGTTACGTGTGCTAAAGTGAATCCTAATTGTTTATATAGGTTTCCTTGTGACCATCTTCTATCAGCATATGAAGTTATTGATATTGGATTATAATGAGTTTTAAAATGTGATAACAATTTTCCCGCACCACCCACAATAGAAAAATTATTAACGGAACAATATCTTATTAGTTCATATACATCTTTAGTATTATTAGAACCCAAGACTATCCGTAAATTAGAAAAAGTCATAATAGCAACCATACGATCCTTATAAAATAGTCCTAAGTTTATTGGAGTATTTACATTTCCTTGGATATGATATTTATTCAAAAATTTGCTTTTAGTTTTATTATCTATTTCTTTTACTATACATTTTCTTGCATATATTCTTCTATTAACTTTTCCTAATATATGTTTAATTCTACTGAATACTATTTGTTCTTTTGATATTAATTCATCTTCGAATATTTGTAATAGTTGAATTCCTTGAGATTCCGCATTTTTAGTCTTTTTAATATGGTAATTTTTATCAGGTATACATTTCTCACTATGCCAATACAATCCATTAATTTCTATACCAATTGATTTGTCTGGTATATAAAAATCTATCTCCTGTCCTGTTGTTAATATTTTTCGTGTTCTATATTCATAAGAAACGCCTAAACTTTCTAAGAAACGTTTCATTTTTATTTCGCTTTTAGTTCCTTTGGGTGAGCAATACGGACAATATAGTGGGTAATTATTGTTTAACCATCTTTGAAAATGTTTACTACAGTGCTTACATTCCCAATTGTAAAGAATGTCATATGATCCCGCTCCTTTATATTCTTCTCTAGTAAAAAGTGGAATTAGATCAGGATATTTCTCGTTCAAAGAATTATAATGTTTATCCAATGATGTTTTAGACAATGCTGCACCATTACTATTCCGTTTTATGTCTCCTGATTTTATTCTGTTTTTATATTCTTCGGTTTTTGTATAATTATCAACACCATATTTTTGTATGTTGGTATTTCTGATCTTATCTTTTCCATATTCACTAGATAAAACATTACCAGTTCCATATTTTATTATGTTTGTTTTTCTTTTAACATCTTGTATTGTATCCATGTCTTTAAATCTGCATGAATTTGAACAATATATAGGATATCCATTATTAGCATTAAAAACAACTGGCGAATTGCATATTCTACATAGTGGTATTGATGTAATGTCATTTATAAAGCAGTATACTCTTCGTGAAAATGGTGTAGTATTAGAATCCAAGAACAAAGTAGCCTGTAATATTTCTTTATATGATAATTCTCCAAAATTATCAATAAACAATTTCGGTTTCATGAATCTCGTAGAACCTTTATATTTCGTTTCTAAGAAATTCTGTATATTATGTTTTAAATCTTGGAATATCATTGGTTATAAGTTTTTATGAATTTATAATGTCCACAGTCCCATATTCTAGTATATCCATTTAGAATCATATTTTCATTTTCAGTCAAGTCATGATTATATGTAACTAGTTTATCTTTTAATAAATGTTTTTGGAATCCGAATCTATGTTTTCTGGTATCATTAATGACATACCAGTAATTGGGAACGGTTATACCTTTCAATTCAAAATTAAGAGATTTATAAAGATTCCCAATTGACCATCTTCTATCCGCGTAAGAAATAAGTTTGGATGGTGTATATGTCTTTTCAAAATACGAAAGCAATTTTCCTGCTCCTCCGATAACAGTAAAATTAAAAATTGTACAATATCTAGCAAGTTCACATTCTCCAATTTTTTGGTTTTTATATCCTAATGCTTGTCGAGTTGCGGAGAATGTCATTACAGAAACTAAATGGCTCTTATAATACAATCCCAATGAAACTTTACTTTTGTCGTTTCCTTGTATGTGATATTTCCTCAAGAATTTACTTTTAGTTTCCGTATCTATTTCTTTGACTTCGCATTTTCTCGCATATATTTTTCTTGATGTTTGTTTAAAGATATGTTTTAGTCTTGATTTACATATTTTATTTTTTTCTTTCCATTCATCTTCAAAAATATGAATTAATTGTATACCTAAATCTTCGCAAAGTTTTGTTTTTTGTGAATGATACCATTTAGTTTTTCCCATTTTATCTGAATGATAATATAATCCATCCAATTCTATTGCTACTGACAATTCAGGAATGTATACATCTAATTCCATAGGTGATATTACATCTCTTGTTTGTTCGATTATTTTAAAACCAAAAGTCTTACAATAGTCTATCAATTCTTTTTCTATAATTGATTGTCCACCACTTTCTATTTTTGGGTGGCATGTAAAGCACCTTGGTATTTTTCCATCATCAAGATTACTTTTTGTTATATTTCCGCATGATATACATTCAAAATCATATATAGCATTAACACCTTTATAATCATCCTTCGTGAATAACAACTTAAAATTCTCCAATCTTGTATTGTTTGTTAATTTATTGAAAAAATTCTGTAAAAATTTTTCTGTTCTTTCTTTTACTAGATGTTTTTGATTTTCTTTATGCCATTTTTGTATTTTTTCTTGAACTTCTGGAATTTTAGAAGGATTATCCACTCCATATTTCTCGATCCATATGGGTTCCATAAAGGTTCTATCAAATGGCGAAGTAACTCCTATAGATTTTAAAGTGGTTTCTTTCTTTTTATCTTTAACTTCTTGTATTTTAGAAACATTATCCACTCCATACTTTTTTTGTATAGCGTCCTTTTTTATTTGTTTTACTACATCTGATCTATTCGAATGCCCCTGTAGAAATTTAGTTTTCCAAGGTGTTTTTATGGGATTTTCGCAACCACAAAGGCATAATATAGGGGAGATTTGATGATTTTGGACATACCACCAGCGAGTTTTAAAATTTGTATTGTCTGGTAAGAATTTAGTATCCTCCAATACCTTTTTATATATCCCATACCATTTAGATTTGGGATTTCTTGAATTAACTACTTGGATAAATGTTGGATACTCTGGTTCCATGTTTGTAATTATCACACAGAATCATAATATGTCAATCCCTATCTTAATTTTTGCAAAGTTGAATTGAAGAAATGGGTAACTTCTTCTTTGCAATTATATTTTTTAACAAACGATTGAAAAATATTATCGTATAAAGTTGCTGTTTTAAACTTCACAAAATTATCTTTTATATACAATCTATTAGAAGAATCAAGAAACGCATCTTCTAATTTTTTTAACAAATCTTCTTTAGATTTTGCTAATTCGAATTGCAAATCTATTGGAATTTCGAATTGCAAATCATACCAAGGAGTTTCGCAAAGATATTGTTTTAATTTTTCATTGAAGTTTTTACTCATATCTTAACATATTTAAGCAAAAATGAATAAATAATTATACATTATGATAAATCAAACTTATACGAACCAATCAGTTTTAAATACTTCTGCTACAATCGCATCAATTAGTGCAAACGTAGGAACAGGATTTTATTTCACATCCGCAACTTCTCCTAATATTGTTGCTGTTGAATATAACACCAATGTTCCATATTTAAGTGCTAATGCTATTACTCCTGCATTAACCGCTTATAATGCTGCGTATACCACATGGACAACAACTTCTGGTGCTTCTGCGTTGTCTGCTGCTGCTTTGACTGCTTATAATGCTGCACAAGTCACACTTACCTCTACTATAAACAATTCATTTTCTGCATATACATATACTAACACCGCAGGATTAACTTTATCTTCTGGTGCAGGAACAATTCTCGTAGACAGATCATATGTTGGAGATATTATAAACTTCAGAAAAACTAACAGACATGGGTTCTTAGCATATTTAGGTGCTACAGGAACATTAACATTGACTGCTAATGGGTTACAGGCTTGGGGACCTGAAAATACTCGTCTTCGTCTATTAGGATATTTCTAATATATACTAACAAATATGAAGAAAGCCTCTTGATTAATTTCATGAGGCTTTCTTTTTTTAGTTTTTACTGCTAAATAATGTATATGTCTACATGTAATTATACAACCCTAATAAATGATACTGATTGTATTGGTGATTCGAGAATTGTAATTAATACCAATTTCACTAATTTAGATAATGCGCTCTGTAATGTTTATAATCCATTTGTGGGTATGGTAGTTGCATTTCCTTCAACTATAGCACCCACAGGATTTTTAAAATTAAATGGAGCAACTATTAATAGAACCACATATAGTAATTTATGGAATTTTGCACTATCTAGTGGAAATCTTGCTACAACAGAAACAGAAAAATCTTTATCCGCTTGGGGGAAATTTGGGCCGGGGGATGGGGCAAATACATATACACTTCCTGATTTGAGAGGGGAATTTATTCGTGGTTATGATGATGGTCGCGGCATAGATTTAAGTAGACTAATTGGAACATGGCAAGTCGATATGTTTAAAAGCCATATTCATAGATTGTTCTCATATTCATTAAACAATTCTCCTGATGGTGCAGTTCCTGTAGAACCTTTATTAACAGAAAATTACATATACAATACTTGGGGAGGGTTGCAAATAGAAGCTACTGGAGGAGTGGAAACTAGACCTAGAAACATTTCATTATTATATTGTATAAAATATTAATGAAAATTTATAATTACCATAAAGCCTCTGGAGAATATATCAATCAAGATATTGCTGATGAATCCCCATTAGAACAAGGAGTATATCATATTCCTGCTTTTGCAACCACTATAACTCCTCCTGAATATAATTTAAAAACACAAAAAATATTTTTTATTAATGGGGAATGGAAAATTGAAAATATGTGCAGTTCATCTATAACATGGGAACAAATTCGTATAAAACGCAACAATATATTAAAAGAAACTGATTGGACACAACTTATTGATTCACCAGTAGATAAACAACAATGGTCTGCATATAGAAAGGAATTGCGAGATATAACAAAAAAATTCACTAATCCTTCTAATGTCATTTGGCCCGAGATTCCAAATTCAACAATAAGTATTTAAAATGGGATATGGTAATTATAGTTTAAACAATGCAGCAAGCGATCCTAATACTCTAGGTGATCTTATAGACATTCGTTGTGGGAAAGATGCGCCAGCAATGCGTAACATCATTTTTGGGTCTTCTACATTTACTTTATCAGGACAATCAACTCAAGCCAAATCTTTGATGTCTAGTGGTAGTATCGATAGTTCAAATGCGATAACACCAGAAAACCATTTATTATTAACACAAAAGTATGCAGCATTAACACAAATAGCAACACAAAATCATGTGATACAACCACAAACGGAAGATAGTGTTAATGATACAAAAATAACAAGAACCCCTGTTGTTGCGCCCACTACAATAGAAACAAATCTACACGATGTAACAAAACCAGTTTCCCCCTTTATAGGATCAACTTTAGGAACATTAACCGGAGCATCAAGAGGAGCAACAGGATCAGGAATACCTAGTATTGTTCATACATTTTTAGAAAGAACAGATACAAAATCAGCAATCGGATTAGGTGCAGCATATCAATCAGTGAAGATTGATGAAATGTCTAAATTACCATCTTCGGTTATGGGCAGTATCGGTGCAATTACAAATACAGCCGGAACGCTATTAAATGATGTGTATGCTGGAACACAAGCTGCAATACAAATAACAAATAGACTAAAAACCAATCTAATAGTATTAGTAGAAAAAACTGCATTTGCTGCACTAGATACATTTATTCCATCGAGTGTTATGATATCTTTCGGGAATTTTAATATATCATTATCAGTATCATTAGATGGATTATTAGAAAAAAACCTCAATAAACTCACTAGTTCAGAAAAATTTAATAACGCATTTGATTCCGCAACAAAACAAATCACTGATGTATTAAAAACACCACAAAAACTAATACAACAATTTATAGTTCCACATTTAAACGCTGGACAATCCAGACTACATAACCCAACTGCGGCATTCGATAAATTATTACCACCAGATATTCATGCGTCCATTAATATCGCCGCAAATTCTTCTAATGTTGGATTAGGTGGAGATGGTGGAGGTTCTTTGTTTACGAAATTAGAAACATCATTAAAAGGAACGGTAGTAGATGGAATAATGAAAAATTATTCATTACATATAAATTTAATGCCACATATGTTTAAAAGTGGTAAACCAATTCAACCATCTACATTTAGTATTGGATATAGACAATCTAGTTATCCTACTAGCACAACATTTAATGGAGAAGTATATCGACAACCGGATTATATACCAACACCAATATTATATTAACATATGAAAGAATATTACGGAAATTATTTAGGTATAGTAGTATCAACTCAAGACCCTGAAAGTAGAGGAAGAGTTAAAGTATACATACCACACATCATGCCAGTGTTAAACCAAAATCTTTTAAAATTATTTGGTGATCAAGCAGAAGATATTATTTCATTTAATGCTGTTGGTGGAAACCTATCAAATGGGATGCCAGAAAATGCTAGATTGTATTTAGAAAAAATATTACCATTTGCAGAACCCGCTTCACCAATTATAGGTGGTTCTTCTCCTGGTGTATTAGACTCTATTGGAAATTTCTTACAAAATGCCATTGGTGGGGGGAGTTATGATAAAAATGCCATTGGTGCTGGAAATACTGGTGTAGTCGCGCAACCAAGCCAAAATAATACATCACCAAATAATCCAAGTAACGGTAAATTGGATAAAGCAAATCCATCGCAATTAGTTCCTATTGGTGGTGGACATTATTTAAATCCTTATGTTGCAGAAAAATGGAAGGCATTAAAAGCTGAAGCGGATGCAGCAGGAGTAAAAATTTCTGTTACTGACTCATATAGAACTTATGCAGAACAAGTTGATGTCGCACAAAGAAAAGGTATATATGGAAAGGGTGGATTGGCAGCAACTCCAGGAAGGTCTAATCATGGACTTGGTAAAGCATTAGATTTGGAATTTAGTGGAATGACTGGATATCAATGGATGTTAACAAATGCTCCTAAATACGAATTCTCGCAAATACATCCCAATATACCTTATGGCAATTCAGAATTTTGGCATTGGCAAATCCCTTCTGCACCCATGACTTCTTCAGCAGTAAATACACCTGAAGCACCACCAGTAAATAATAATGTCGCTGCATCGCCACCCCCACCAGAAGCAAATTTGGATAGTTCCGCAGCTACAGACAATTCAAAAATGTCTGATGGTTCCGCAACCCCTGTAACAACTACTCCATCATCCACACCACCCGCTCCAGTGACCTCTACTAGCCCTTTTGGTAGAATCACCTTATATGGGTATGAAAAGAAAGGACAAGCTGATTACGACACAAATTCTGCAAACGGAATAGGTATACAAAATATAAAATTAGTTCCCAATACAAGTTTCGCAGTTTCACCAGATATAGAATCATTATTTAGAGCAAACGGAATTGCACCAAAAGATACCGTTCAATTATCTTTGGGAAATGGAAATATAATATCAGGAACTTGGGATGATCGAACAGCAAAGAATTTATCTGGAAGATTTGATATTTATAGTCCATCAAAAGACTATCCACACATAGATCAACCAGTAATGGGATTTGGGAAAGGGGATGGTGCTATGGTAACATCCTCTGCACAAGTAATGACAACTACTGATGTTGCTCCTGCTCCTTATGACACAACAAACGTACCAAAAGGGGTATTTTGTATTCCTGCAATTGGTGCTTTATTATGGTGTTTCTTTAGAGAAGGAAACCCACTATTTCCAGTTTATTTTGCCGCATCATATAGAAGTTCAGAATGGAGTGGTGCATACAAATCAGCTAGTCCTGGAATTGGGTTTGATCCTTCTTTAATGGGGAATGATACCATAAACAAAACTAGTTTATTACCAAACAAAGGTGGTGGTATAATTTCAACTGAAGGAAAGGATTTACATGAAGTGTCATTAGTTTCATTTGCTGGAAGTCATTTAAAATTTAGCGAAAACCATACTATGTTATATGCTGCTGATGATTTTCATGCACAAACTGATGGTAATATATTCAATATTGGATTATTAAACAGAGAAACACACACTAAAGGAATTGATAATACTGTAATAAATGGAGATTGTTATATAAAAGTTGGAAATGTGACGGATTCTAGTGTCCATGATGCAATAAATACAATTGAAACATTAATAGGAGAAATAAACAACGAAATGTTGAAACCATAACATGAGCAATAAAAGAACCATACCATGTCCAAGTTGTAGCGGGAAAATTTTAGAAAACAAAAAAGAAAAATCTTTTTTAGAAATGATGAAAGGTGCAATAAAATCTCCTGTATTGCTTCTTAAACTCGTTATTACCCCACCTAGACAATCCAATATAATAGATAAAAAGACTATTTATAAAGGTGCTTGCCCTGATTGTGGAGGAACGGGAACTTTTATCGATCCTACGGACACTAACCAGCAAGAACAAAAAGCAGTAGAAGTTGCACAAAAAAATGCGTCTGCTGTAATGGACGCTGAAGCAAAATTAAATACAGGAGGATTTACCAATTCAAGACATATATCAGTTTTAGGAAATCAGGTTGTAGAAATTGGTGTAGGATTCAATAAATTAAAATCATATGCTGTAGTTGAAGGCGCAAAACCAGTAAAAGCTAAAATTAATATTGGATCAGGAGGAACGACAGGAGGAACAGCAAAAACAAACCAAATAAATGCGACGAATCCTTTAGCAACTCCGGGTGGACAATACTATATAAAATGTAGTAATAAGTTTACTCTTGTTGCTGGTGCTCAAGGAATAGAATTGAATACATCCGGCAATTTAAACATTGCTGGAGGTATAACAAAAATTACTGGTGCTGAAATGAACATCGGATCAAGTATAGGAACAACAACTATAGAAGGAAACCATTTAAAATTAACTGGAAAAACTATAGAATTAACTCCTGCAAATGGAAGTTCTACTGGTCAAGTGCAAGTAAATGCAACATTAGGTGTTGATGGTAATATGATAGTATCTGGTGGAGCACATATTGATGGAGAATTACATTTCATTTCTGCTACTACTACAAGACTCGACCCAAAACCTACTAGCTTTGGTGCATTGCCATTTGAAACTACTGGAAAAGCACAATGGGGAGGAACACCAAAAGAAGCATCTAAATCTGCTATAAAAGATTTACAAACAGTGGTAAAAGAATTTATCAAAGACCCTAGTATGTTTATGTCAACTCCAAGAGGAGCAAATATGTTAGCAGAAAGGATGTCGCATATTGCATACACACTATCATCTCCAGTTCCAGTGGGATATGTCGGATCAGGAATTTATGGCAATTCTACTGTGTATGTTTATCCACATCATCACACAATGCCAGAAACCGCACACGTTCATTCAATGGATTTACCAAATATTAAATTGTTTGATACTGATAAACAGGTAAGAGAACAAGCATCTGATTGCCAAAAACCTCATCCAGTTCCTACCGTTAATGGTGGATTATCAATATTAACGAACTACGGTAAAAGCATGATAGGTTAAGAACTAAAAACCCTTACATATTCGTGCATCAGTTTTTTTGTTAATTCTTTCCTGCTATTATCATCATCAATAACAGATTCAGGAATACTTGCAATCATCTGTATTAAATTTATATAACCTTTATATTTTTTATCATCATATTTCCCAATATTATTAGTAAATTGTGATTTATAAATATCTTCCACTTTTAATTTAGGAGAGCTATATACAGCATTTAACACACTTTGTTGTAATTTGTTCTGTATGTCAACTATATCATCTTTTTTAGTTTCTATATCAAAATCTTCTGGTATTTCCACTGAGCTTAACATAGGAAATTCATGATTCTCACCAAAGACATCAAGTAACAATTTATCCCAAGGATGTATATTATCTTTAGAAAGAGTATCAATACTATCATTAATATCTTTCAATTCATTATTATCCATACAAGTAATTAACTAACTTTATATATTATGTTTCATTTTTTCTTCTCTTAATTGCTTGAACTTTTTATTTACAAACTTACAAATTTCTGATCTTACAATATCATCTTCATCTAACTCCACACAATGAATCCCAACATCTTTAGAATCTTGTGCATTAAACAAATCATAAACTTCTTGAAATCCAGATTTTCCGTATGGTAGATCACTTTGGTCTGGATCGCCACATAATATAACTTTGGAATATTGTCCGATTCTGCTCAATAATGTAAATATTTCTCTTACCGACATATTCTGTAATTCATCAGCACATATAAACTTTACAGAAAAATGTAATCCCCGAGCAAAGTTAATAGGGCATATAGTAAGTCTATTATCCTTTTCTAATTTAGAAATTTCAGACTGTGACAATAACTCTTCTAATTTATCTCTAAATGGAGCCATATAGTAAGAAACCTTATCTGACATACTTCCAGGTAAGTATCCCAATTTAGAATCCGAACTTTCAACTGCTGATCTAACCAAAACTAAATCAGACACCTTTCTTAAATTCAACAATTGCAATCCCAAATACATCGCCAACATAGTTTTACTAGTTCCTGCAACTCCTTTCATAAACAAGATTTTGGTATCTTTATCTAAGAATATATTTATTATATATTTTTGTTTTTCTGTCCAAGGTAATTCTTTAATATTTAAATCATAACTAATTTTAGGACTTTGATGAACATACGGAGAGTTATCCGTTTTTGTTTTATTTTCTAATGTTTTAGTTTCCGTCGCTTTACTCTTTCGAGCAGATTTCTTGGTAGACATATATAATATAAGTTTATTCTTACATTACTATTTATTAAAACTTTCATAAATTAATACACCAAACAAGAATATTTTATTACAATATTACTAAATAAATAAAATGAGCCTAAAACATCACGAAATAGAAGCAATAGTCGAAGAAATTGTAGACTATATAACAGACGAAATTCAAACCCATTTCAGTAAAGAAGCGGATATAAATTATGCACTTGATTTTCTACTAAGCAAAGTAGAAAAATTAGATGTTGATGATTTTTAGGTTATCCTTGCAAGCCTTGAGTGAAACTTCCTGTCGCTTCTCCTGCTTGTACTGGTTGTCCTGCTATAGGTGGTGCAGTTTGAGGTTCTTGTGCTAATCCTGCATTATTCGCATTTGGCAACATTGATGGATTCTCTTCGCTTGTGGGTGTTGGTCCCTTTGCTTCTGACTTAATATCTTGCATCTTTTCAATAACATCATTAATTTGAGATTCTAATTGATCATCAGCAATATCTATAACATCACCAGCTTTATTCAAATTTCTAATTGTTATCTTATAATCATTATCCACACGACTTCTAGTAACGGTTATTTGATAAGAAAGTTTTAATGTATCATTTGTCCATAAAAACGCATTGATATCTTTAGATATTGTTGATGGGATTTCTATTTTTTTTATTTCTTCTCCAAAATGTTCTTGTAGTTCCTCAAAAAGTTTGTCTGCAACGTCTGAAGTAGTGTTCGCATTAAAATCATCAGGGTTTGGTATAGCACTATCATTAGCTTCATATATAGCATTAACAGATTCCAAACATTTCTTCAAATACGCATCAAATTTATTCATATATCTCATTATATTTAACTTATGGTGATAAATATTACAACAATAAGATGATAACTACAGATTTTAATATTTTAAGTGGAGTTACCGTATCCTCAAATTTTCAATGGGGCGGGAGTTATCCTGTGTTATCGGCTGTTCCTGCTAATACCATATCGAATTATATATCTGGTTATGCTCCTGGATTATCAGTATGTTTTATAAATCAATCAAATCCTGATATATTAAACACTGGAGATGAATTGTATTATACTTGGGATTTTGGAGATTTTTATAACCAATCAACAAACACAATTATCACTTCATCATCTACGAGTATGGTATATCATTTGTATACTATGCCTGGGATATATAATGTAACATTAACACAGCAAAAAAAAGTTAAAACCACCACCATACCAAGTTTAAGTGTTAATAATTGTTTTGGTAGATATTGTATTAACTGGACATGGAACAATTTACAATCTAATAGTGTAAATTATTTAAAATGGAAAGATGTTAGTAGCCAATCCACAGTTAATAAAACAACAAAATGGGCAGAAATACCAATTTATGGTAGTGAATGTAACAATTCAAATTTCTCACTATATACTTACAATATCACAAAAATATCAGCCATAAACGTAATAGAAACGTCTCCTATAGCAAATTTAACAACAATATATACTCCCGCAACAGGAGTCTCACCATTTACTATTGAAATGTCTCCATCAGGAACCATATGTGGTAGTTTTCCTATCGAAAAAATAGTTTGGGATTTTGGTGATGGAAGCACACCAAAAATCGTAAGTAGGTATAACACACCGGATTTAACAATATTCACCAATACCAACACATTTTCTTCGGACATCAACGATCCTAGAAACTATAACGCAACATACACATATAAAAGAACCGAAATATCAACATTTTATCCCTCAATTACTGCATATTGTATGAATACCAATCAAAATAGTATATCACAAACAACTGTGGGGTCAATAAATTTACCATCAATAAGTGCAACACCAATACGACTGCTAAAAGTAAGAAATGATATCAACGGAAACCTATATGGAATACAAATTGGTAACAACTTCGGATTAGTAACAACATTAAAGAATCGATATATTCCAACCAATTATGTAGTATATAGCGATTTGGGATCACCATTCCAGATTATTGTAATTGAAAACCCAATTGCACGTTATGGAACATTAGGAACACAAAAAATAACAAACAATATTCCACCACAAAGAATTAATGTTATCAATAGTAATTTAGGAAATCCGTTTCAATTAACTGTAACAGAAGATATAATTACCGGATATGGAACATTAGGAATAGAAGAAATTTACACATACAGCCCACAAGAAATTAACATTATTATATATAGCAATTTAGGTAATCCGTTCCAATTAACTGTAACAGAAGACCCAATTATGGGATATAACATATTAGGAGTAGTAAAATTATAAATATATGAGTAGTAAAATTACATATTCTACAGTAGCTGCAATCAATCCTGTTAAATTGGGATATGAATATTACAGAACCGAACCAACAAACGAAAGTGGTTCTGTGTATAAAGAGGGATATTTTCTTTATAGCTCACCATTTTTTGATGGATTTAAAGATTTCACAATAAACAAAGGAAATGCATTATTATTAACTGATGCGATTTCTTTAACTTCTTTATTTGTTAATGATACATTTTTAGTAGATGATTTACTATTCGCTTCGGTTATTAAAATATCTCCTAGGAATTCTTCCAACAATTATGCAGCAGAAAACCAAAAACATCAAATAATTCTATCAAATTCTCCTCAAAATTTTGAATTGAAAAAAATTGATAATAATACCACATTTATAATCACAAACGAAAAATATTTACAAATATCACCAAATTATCCATATGAAATAACCACAAGCACAGAAGGAATACCAGATTCTGAATTATATTTAAGAACATTCAATTATTACTATAATAATGGATTTATAACATTCTCCATACTAACACCAGAAGGATATCGTTATTTAAATTTCGGAACTGATGGTATTCTACGAGCTACTGGTGTTGCTTTTAACGAAAATGACATCAACGGATATTTATTAGCAATTATCAGCAACACACAAAAAACAAACACATCAATAAACGCTAGTAATTATTTTAGAAATGATTGGATTCGATATTTCATGGATTTAAAAGACAATACAAACAATAAAAACACAAAAATAAATACGATAATATCAAATCCTCCAACTAATTATCTCGTTAGCTTTCCTATCAATAACGTGACTTCTACCAATGAAGTAAATATAAATATCGCAAACTTAAAAACTAATTATACACCAACAGGTGCCAATGGTATAGAAATAGAACAAAGTAATTTAGTAGGATATTTATCATCAATTTATATGATATCCGATTATAGTGCTTCAACAAATGATTTTAGTGATAATAATGGATTTTCTACTATCGGACAACTACCTGTACAATACAATAGAACATTGTATACAAATCCATATACTTATGATGTGATAGCAACAGTTTCTTATACGAGTATTGATGATTGTTTGATGATAAACGACTCTCCTGTTGGAACCCCCATAAATATTACATGGGGATCATACATATATAGGGGATATACATTACCACCATCAGGATATTCATTCTCTTTATCTGCATCAGAAACTTTTAGTATAGGCATTGGAAATTTGGTAGATAGATATGTCGGTATAACTGGAGGTACGGTGAAATTTATTCATAACATTTAATCAAAATTTCATCTATAAATATTAATAGTATGCCAACCAAAATTCAACAAAGAGATTATTATAAGATATTTTCAGGACACAACCAAAACGATGGTTATGAGAAGATACATTTGGGGTATGAAGCATCAACCACAGAAACAATACTAACAAAAGACCAATATACATATTTTCATTATCCATATTTCTCTGAAAGCCACCCATTAAGCGCATCAACTTTAATAAATAATGGTGCTACTGCGGGGTCAATACCAGCAATGGCAGATAGGATATATAAAAAACTTGGTGGATATGGAGACAATACACCTTGGGGAAATGCTACTGGATTAATAGATGGAACTTGGTTGTGTAGTTGGCTATATTCCCCTGCTGCTGATGTTGCTCCGCAGTGGCTTGATAGATATTATAGTCCAGGTAGAATTGCATATGAGGAAGCTTTAATGGGGCTTGTCGATTTTGGAACATATATCACCTACGATTCCGCATTTATAGATATTCCAACTACTTTAATGTTAGAATCTGGTGTGTTATATACATATTTTCACAATGGAGAGTCAACTGCACAAAATATTGTATCTTCTTTTGCTGGAAATGATGGTTCACATTTACGCTTGGAGTCAAAAAATTGGAATATAAGTGCTACAGACACTTCAATATATAATAACCCAATATCTTTTCCTAAATATAGCAAAGAATTCGTCACTACTCCAACAGACTACACAATTTACGAACCTTATGGTGCATTAAATTTATCAAACACCACATTTCTAGATGTTAGAGTTGGATATAACGAAAATCTTAATATAGATAATGAATTTACATTATCATTCGACGTAAAAAATGATGATTGGGCAAATGCAAGTTCATCACAATTAGTAGGAAATTATACTGGAGAAGGGGGGTATGGAATATATTATGATAATTTAAAGTTCTTTTCCTTTTTTGTAATACCAGAAACATATTTTGGGCATTTGTTATTTTTTAATCAAAATGGAAATGCGTATAACGACACCGGAACACAAAGCCTACCAAACATCCCAAGCAATCCATCACAAATCGCAATAAATGGGGAAAACGAATTATTTTTAATAGATAATACCTCAATATACAGTAAAGTTTATAAATGCAATCATCTTGGAAATATCCTTAATACATACACATTAAGTAGTATTAACCAAGAAACATCAAATTGGATATTATCACTATCAGGTAATAATGTAGTGGTTGCTGGAACTACAGATCAAATACTTTATACATTTGATAATTATCTAAATCTGATTACTACCGAACCCTTTAATACCCAAAATTCATCAGATATACAAATAGCATACGATCTTGATGGAAATTTCGTAAGTATATCGGGTTGTAACGATTTAAAATATGACAATATAGGACAACAATGGACAGTTGATACTAATGGGATATTATACTATGATGGAACTATATTTTCTACAATATCCGCTGTACAAAAAATTGCCATTGACCCCGAGAATAATTTGTGGGTGTTATCAGAAAAGAATACTGTTAATAAGATAAATGTAATTACAAAATCAATAATAAACACATTCGAAGTAGGAAATTTAAATGAAGATACAATAATAAAACGAAATATAAGTTTCATAAATTCCTATGATAGATCGACAAATTCGCAAAAATGGGTGGGTTTAATTTTACATTATTCAACAACAGAAAAATTTTTATATCGAGTTTCTTTATTAGGAGATATTATTGATGTAAACCAATTAGAATCAAATATTAATGGATTGGCATTTCCCGATCAAATAACACAGAAAAATAAATTTTCCTTTAATTTTGATGGAGATTTTACTGGATATGAATGGAAAAGGATATTTAATACGATATTGTATAACAACAAGCCGCAATTAAAATTTAAAATCGCGGTATACCAACTTAATAATGTTGGAGACATAGGAAAAACAACAACATTAAGAACATACCAAGTTTCCGTTCCGGTAGATTCCTTTCTAGATAAAACTTGGTATGCTATAGTAGGAACATATAAAAATAATGTGATGAAATTAGGTATAAATTCTTTTAATAACGGAACTACGAATATCCCGTATAATTATACAATAAATCCTCTAAAATTTAATGATATATTTTTCGGAACTTCTAATGGAAAATCATCAAATTTTAATTATGAAACAAACACAACAAGTATAATATTTAATGGATACCTAAATAGAATACGTTTATATGATTATGAAATTCCAGAAGCTTTTCATATAGGATTCATTAAAGAATATTTGATAGCAGAAGATTTAATATGGGATATAGATACTGGAAATTTACAATACATAGAAAGAATTGAAAGATTTTTTAAACATAAACTATCTGGAGCAAAAAGCGGATTCTATAATATAAAACTTTCTGGTTTAAATATCACCGACCCAAATGCACGTTTATTAATAGAACAAAATATAAAAGCTGCGGTTGCATTAGTTCAACCAGCACATACTGAATTGTTAAATATAGAATGGATCGAACCAAATTATAATATAGACAATGAAATATTAGAATTACATAATAAACTTATTTGAACTAATAGATTTTTATTAATAAATAATACAAATGTTAACCGCAATAGATATCAATTTTAAATTAAACAATCAAGATTCTTTAGAGAACTCTTCGTTTTATTTGTTGACATCCAACAATCTATATTCTGCTAAAATTTCTCCATATTCGTTTACAGTAGATTTAACTATACCAGACAATTATGTTATGTATTATATACTTAACCATAATCCATCTACTATTTCATATGATATATCTTCATCTTTATTACTA